ACTGAAGAAAAAGCTATTGAATTATTTACTGAATTAAATAATAATTTAAATACTTATCAAGAATTATATTATAAATATACTGAAGAATATAAAAAAATAACAGATAGTAAAGATTATGAAGAATTATTAAAAGAACGTTTAGATTATATGAATGATGTTGATGAATATTATTTATTATATAATGAAAATAAAGATATTAAATATTTAAATGATATTCATAATATTTATTTAAATAAAATTAAAGTAATTGATGAACAAATTTTTAACAAAAAATATAAATATCATAAGGTAGAAAAAGATAGTGAATTACTTACTAATACTTTAAAATTAGAAAAAATAAATCTTAAAGAATTTTTATTTTTAAATAATAATAATATATAAAAACAATGATGATTTTTAAAATTATTAATATTAAAATTTTTTTACTATCATTTATTTTAGGAATAACTTTTATATATCTTAATGATACAAAAAAGAAAATCGTTGTTTATCCAACTTTAAGTAATAAAGATAATATTGAATTTAAAGATAAAGCCGATAATTGTTTTGAATTTAAATTTGATAAAATTAAATGTCCAAACGATTCAAAAAAAATTAAAAACATACCAATTATTTAATATTTATAAAATACTATTATATATATTATATATATATAATATATATGGCTGCAATAAAAAATGTTATTAATAAATTATTTTATACCAATATTGGTAAAATTATTTTATCTATTATACTTGGACTAGGATTAGCTAGTTTGTTTAGAAATATATGCAAAGGAAAAAATTGTTATGATTTTATTGGACCAAAACATAATGAAATAACTGAAAAAATATTTTCATTTGATAGTGAAAATAAAGAATGTTACATATTACATGAAAAAAATGTTAAATGTGGAAATAAAAAGCAAACTATTAATTTTGCGTAATTTATTTAATTATTATTTATTAATACTTATTAAATAATGAATAGTCAAAATGATACTACTAATTTAAATGAACTTCCTAATATTTCTAATTTAAATAATGATTCTGCTCCTCAAATATCAAATCAAAATAATATTACTATGACAACATCTGAAATCAATAACACACAACAAAATGTTGTACAAGAATCAAATAATCAAAATAATTATAATGAATTGATAAATCAATTACAAAATGCATCTGCAAAAGGTGTAACAAATTTGCCATCAAGAGACATTCCATTAAACAAAGAAATTATTACACAAGATCAAGAAATAAAACCTAATTATATACCAAATACTGATCCAAATGATTATATTAGTAATTATTTATCCAAAAATGATTTAATAAATAAAGATAATCAAAATACTAATATTGTTAATAATGTAGAATATTTATATAAAGAATTTCAAACACCTATAATAATATGTATTTTATATTTCATTTTTCAATCTCCATATTTTAAAAAATCATTATTTAATATTTTACCTGTTTTATTTAATAAAGAAAATAATTTTACTCTTAGAGGTATGATATTTATTAGTATATTTTTTGCTAGTTTATATTATATAATAAATAAAAGTATTATTATTTTGTCAAGTTAATTTTTTTATTTCTATATTTACTGATTCTGCTAACTCTTTTGATAAAATATCATTTTTATAATCTTCTATATAATTAATTTTACAAATACCAGATGAAATCATTAACTTTGTACAATTATAACATGGAAAATGAGTTATATATGCAGTTGCACCATCTGAACTAACTCCTCTTTTTGCACAATCCGTTATTGCGTTTTGTTCAGCATGTATTGTTGCTATATTATGATTATCTTTTATTATTGCTTTATGTTCACAACCTGCAATATATCCATTATATCCTTGTGCAATTATTCTATTATTTTTTATAAATAAACATCCCACTTTTAATCTTTCACAAGATGACCGTTTACTTGTTAATAATACTATATCTTTAAAATATTCTTCCCAAGTTGGTCTATTATTTTCAGACATAATTATAAAATATAATAATTATATATTTTTATTTTATTTTATTTTATTTTATTATATTATATATTAATGATATCATCTAATATAAGATATAACTCGCCCGATGGAATAAGACCAACTGAAGATTTAATAAATAGAGCTAAAATAAATTTTCCAAGAAAAAAACCACCTTCTCCGTCTCAATTACCTATACCAAATAAATTATTAAATAAAAAACAAGAAATAAAATTACCTGAAAAGGTCGAGTTAAAAAGTTTAAGTAAATTAATTACTACCCCAGAAGAAATAATACATGGAAAAAAAAGAACATGGAAAGTAAAAAAATATAGTCCATATCAAAAAAAAGCTAATGGCGTAATAAAAAAAAATAAAACAAATAAAAAAAATAAAACAAATAAAAAAAATAAAACAAATAAAAAAAATAAAAAAAGTAAAAAAAATAAAACAAATAAAAAAGTAAAAAAAATAAAAAAAATAAAAAAAATAAAACAAATAAAAAAATAAAAAAAACCTTTCTTTTTTATACTATGTTATATTAAATCATATTATAAATATAAAAAAAATATACTTTTATTTTTTATATTTTGAGAGAATATAAAAAAATAAAACAAATAAAAAAAATAAAAAAAGTAAAAAAAATAAAACAAATAAAAAA